CTAAGATTTTTGCTTGTTGTTTATTACCGTGTGTTGCACCATCTGCGTGTACTACTCCATGAACTGCACAGACTTCGCCTTGCTCTTGTTCCGGTTTGTAGTTTCCTGTGTAACTTCTTGGTTTCCCCAAACGCTTGCGAGCACTTGTAATAATCTTTTTAAAACTTTCATCATTCAACTCCATAACTTCATCGTTAAATCTTTCAATTGAATCTTCCATTGTTAGCCTAATAGGACTAAACTTACGTTTGCCTTCACCTAAATCAATAATATCAAAGTCTGGCGAATTAGGATAAGAAATATTAATAGGATATGTACTACCAATAACACTAGTACACGTAGTACCTAATGCTTTTGCCATATGTTGTCCTAAACTATCACATCCAATAAAATGATCGGCAATTTGAATTACGCTAGACCAAACTCTTACATCTGGAATTTGTGGAACTGCTACTGGAACTTTAGTGTTTTCTTCAACTACAACAGGAAATTCGCTCATTACAATCACAGCATAATCATCACGTAAGTCTTTACAAATACGTATAACATCATTTAAATGAAAACTTCTGCTAGTGCCGTCAATTACAAAGTCGCCCATGTTTTCAGCTGTACGTCCAAATGGTTGAAATACTACTACTTTGTCTTTTCCAGTTACTGCTTTGATTTCTTCAACAACTTTATACCCTTGTACAAGTTCATGCTTGTTCATATGTATAGTTGGATCTGGTAGATCTCTTACACCTTTATTGTTTATAGCAATATCAAATGCTTGTGCTAAACTACATTTTTGATTATAATATTCCCAAACCCTATAAGGTTCTGGAGAATAACAATCTCTGTCTTTAATGTAATCTTTGAATAAATTTTTATGCCAGTTGTCGTATGCTAGTTCGTGTAGTTGTGGATGACCTTTATAAAAGTCCATTCCGCCTTCACAAACAATAATAAAGTCTTGATCTGTTTCGTAGAGTTTTTCAAATGCTGGAATACTTGCAACAACTCTGCCTGCTCCACCGTTGATAAAATATGCTTTTTTGCGTTCCAATGTTTTCTCCTGTATAGTACAAATATTTATTGAGAGGATACTTTATAGGACGCCAATCTGGTAGTCATAAAAAAAGGGCCTAGTGGCCCTTAATTTATTAATTTATAATGCTAAATTTATTTTTTACCTGCAACCTTTTGAGCGGCAACATCTACGTCAACAGCAAATGCACCTTCTCTATACGGATCTGCTGGATCTGCTGATGTGTCTGGATCACGCATATCTTTTGGTACTGTAGGAAACATCATAACTGCTTGCCATGGCTCGTAGCCGTTTGCTTGTGCCCAAGCTGGTAAATCTCTTAGTCTTTGTCTATAATCTTTCCAAGTCTGTTGAATAGATTCGGGAGCGTCTGTCTGTCCAACTTTAGCGTCTGTATCATGCAGATGAGAATCTCTAACATCTCTAAGATCTTGCCATGTTAGATCCATTTTTGTACCTGTTGCGGCCCAATCATGAATACCAATATTGAATGTTTCTGTAGCAAAATCATATGTGATGTTTTGTTCGTCGTATACATCTCTTGGCTCTAATTCGTCTGTATATTCAACGTCCATATAACCGTCTGGTGCGTCCCAAAGAATTTTCCATTCTCTTTGACGTCTCATTAATACTTGTTCGTCTTTACCGTCATCGTTACCAATTTCACATAGTAAAGGATTTTCTTTACAATCAACAGTAACTCTTGTAATATCTGCGGCAGTTGGTCTTTCAAGATCCATCTTTTCCCATAGACACCAACCAGATTCTTTACCGTAGTTATCTGTATCTGCAGGGTCATTACCTATTTCAAACGTTAAAAATTCAGGACCTTTATAAGTAAAGGTGCCGGTTCTTCCGTTTTCAAAACTATTTTTTCTCCACTCGTCCCAAATTGGGTAAGTAAATGTTTTTTCAATTTTTCTCATGTTATTCAGCTCCTAAAACTATTTATCATTTACATGAATGTTATTCGAACAACGCCTGAGCCGCCTTGTCCAGATCCACCTGCACAGCACTTAGCCCAGTTATTACAATATGAACTAACGCCTGGCATTCCGCCTCCTGCTGGCCACTCAATGTGACAACCGCAATTACACCATCCTTCGGCAGTTACTGATACTGTCATTTTACCAATTAATGGAGGTTGTCCTGATCCTGAATACTGATACACACAGTGACAGTAACCATGTCCTGGTTCCCATCCTGTAGTTCCCATCATTCCAAAATCTGCTCCAAAAATACCACATCTATTACAGTTTTCACAACCAAAGTGTGTGTGTCTTGGACCCCATGCGTCTCCATTACACATCCAGCCACCACAGCCGCCTACTGTACAAAAATTCGATAAGTTATGTCCGTTTACATAACTCTTACAACCCATACTTGCACCACAAGTATGTGCTTTACCACATGGCCAAGCGCCACCAGCACATACACTGTACTGACATCCTGGAGATGTTGCAATAGTCTTAGACCCGTAATTGCCTCCAGCGCCGCCAATTGAAAATGAACAACAGTTACAGCAAGTGTGACCTGGGCCGCCACCGCCACCTGACCAAATTTCAAATGTTACTGTACTTGCACCATCTGGTACACACCAATAACAGCATTTTCCGTTTGCTTGTTCGCAACAGCCACTTTGTCTAGCACACTGATGACATCTCATGCCACGTTCATTGTAGATCCATTGTACACCCATATTGTTGCCGTTACCGTGTGCGATATCAGCGGACGTAATTGTTCCGTTAACTATACTGTCATTTGCTACTTTTTTATAACTTGCGTATGTTGCCATTTCTTATCCTTACTATGCGAATGTTATTCTAACCATGCCTGATCCACCCATATTGCCGCCTGCACAACATTTTGCCCAGTTACCACAATATGAACTTTGTCCTGTTTGTCCACCACCTGCAGGCCAGTTAACATAACAAGCACAGTTACACCACGCTTCTGCGTTAGCACCTGCACTGTGTCTGCCTACAAAAGGTGCCGAACCTGACATTCCCCAGTCTGCTGATTTACATTGACATCCACCGTGTCCACCCATTACACCGGTTGATCCCATAATTCCAAAGTCTGCTCCAAAAATTCCACATATATTACAGTTACCACATGTTTGTGTATGGTTTGGTCCCCATGCACCACCGTTACACATCCAACCTGGACATCCACCTGTAGTACAGAAGTTACTTAAATTTGCACCATTAACATAACTTTTACAACCCATTCCTGCGACACAAGTATGCGATTTACTACAACGCCATGTACCACCTGCACAAATTGAATATGTACAACCTGGACACGTACTAATAGTTTTTACTGCATAGTTACCACCTGATCCGCCTGCAGAGTGCATACAGTTGTTACAGCAAGTAGCGCCTGCGCCACCGCCTCCACCTGACCAAATTTCAAATACTACTTTTGAAGTGCTAGCCGGAACTGTCCAGTAGCAACACTTACCATTTGCTTGTTCACAACAATCGCCAGCATCTGAACATGCCATGCATCTCATGCCTCTTTCATTATAAACCCAAAATACGCAATACTTGTTACCTGCGCCAGCGCCTAGTTTAGCGGCCGTAATACTATTGTCTTGAAAGTTGTCTGCTGTTAATGTTTTATAACTTGCGTATGTTGCCATTATTTTCTTTCCTTATACAAACGTTATTTTTACTATGCCAGATCCACCTTGACCTGAACCACCTGCACAACATTTTGCCCAGTTACCACAGTAACTAGATGTTCCTGGAACTCCACCGCCTGCTGGCCAAACAATGTGACATCCACATGCACACCATGCTTCGTTAGTAGTTGTACCACCGTAAGTTCCAATACCTGCGGCCGCTCCTGTCCAACCTGTTTGTCCGTGACATCTACAAGTTGTTGTACCTGCTTTAATACCCATACCGCCCATCATTCCAAAGTCAGCACCAAATATTCCACATATATTACAGTTCGCACAGTTTGTTACAGCATGTCTTTGACCCCATGCATCACCATTACACATCCAGCCGCCACATGCGCCAGTAGCACAAAAGTTACTTAGGTTGTGACCGTTAACATAGGATTTACAACCCATGCCCGCTGAACACGTATGTGATTTACCACATGGCCAACTTCCGCCTGCACAAACACTATATTGACATCCTGGATTGGTATCAATTGTTTGAATTGCATAGTTTCCGCCTGCGCCTCCAATTGCAAATGAACAACAATTACAACATGTATGTCCTGGACCGCCGCCTCCGCCGCTCCAGATTTCAAAAGTTACTTTGTAAACATTGTCTGGTGCACACCAGTAACAACATCTACCATTTGCCTGTTGACAACATCCTGATTGTCTTGCACACATGTGACATTGCATACCGCGTTCGTTGTATACCCATTGTGTCTTACGACAAGCACCTGCACCAGGTTGTAACTTGGTCCTTGTGATTGATCCGTCGGGTATTCCTTCCGATGTAACCTTTTTGTAACTGCTGTATGTTGCCATTTACGTTTCCTTAATAATTCTCTATACAGTGTAGATACGCCATCCGTAGCTATCGCCCGAATAAACAATATCAAATGCCGCGCCTTCTGTACTAACAGTCAAATTAGCTGAATCGCCTTGTATTAGTTTACCATTTCTTGCTAGTGTCAAAGCATTAGAGTCAAAAGTTTTTCTTAAGTCAAAGAATCTTATGACATCACCTACTGCTGGTGATCCTGGAAGTGTAATAGTAAATCCGCCGCCGTTAGTATCACAGAATATCTGTTCTCCTGATGCCGCTGAATACGTTGTACTAACTGTCTTAGCACTTAAAGTACCCACTGGTAACCATGCTGATTGATCGGAACTATAAAGTTCTAACACACTTAAATCTGTGTTAAATCTTAATGCTCCTGAACCTGCATTAGTAGTTCTTTGTGCTGTAGTTCCAAAAGGGACAGTTAAACCTGGTGAACCTACTGATATTCTTCTTCCCATTGCTTTATCCTATCCTTATGTTATGCCGCTGGTACGGCTGTTTCAATACCCATAACCATTGAGGTTACGTTAGCTTGACTTGATCTTACCACAACTTTTTTAGTTGCGTCAATTACAATACCAGTTCTCTCTAGTACGCCATTTGGACCAACGGATACATCATACTCTAAGTATTCTGCCGCTCCTGGTGTATCTCCAGTACTTGTTGATAATCTAATGTTTGTTGTATTCGAACCTCTGTTACAAAAGTTGATAGTAACAACACTATATGTATCAGCAGGCACTGTATAGATTGTAGTATTTGTATTTGCTGAAAGATCGCTTGATCCTAATATTCCTGATGCCATTTTATTACTCCTATGTTAGTATTTAGCCATTATGTTTTACTTGTTAAAAAGTACGCAAATGCAACTGGACTTCCACTTACACCGCCGTTAAAGTTCATTCCCGTAGTTACAGTAATTGGACTATTATCGGTTGTACCTATTGTATTTCCAGTAATATTTATTTTACCTGCTGTAACTGCGTTAACGTTCAGAGAGCTACTTCCTCCACCAATCTGTGAATTGATGTATGTAATAATTGCTCTTTGTGTCGGAACAACGTTATCTGAACTTGCACTAAATGTACCATCTGTACTAAATTCATTAATAACAGCGCCGCCTTGTCCTAAGCCAACTGCACCTAGTGACAATTCTTGTAGTCCTGCTAAACTGAATGCACTTGTATTCAAACTAGCTGATCCTGTTGATTGTTCAACGTTGAACAATCTACCAACTCTAAAGTTACCGTCTTGGTCAGTACTTGTGTAGAATATTCTACCTCCGCCTGACTCTGTAACTTCATCACTTGGATCATTAGCAACACTCGGTGTTCCTGGATAGTTAGTACTTGCAAAGTTACCTGTACCAATGTCTAGGAAATCGTGTCCTGTTAATCTTACTTGACTAAATCTCTTTCTTATTGTAATGTTAGTACCGTGCTCTGGAGAAGTTTCAACTCCTAAGTCTGGTGACACTTGTAAACTAGCAGTATAGTTACCTGAACTACCTAGTAGTTCTCTAACAAACACAATTTTAAAGAATCTGCTATCGCCATCAAGTTGTAAGTTTGCACCTTCAACTGGAATATCACTCATTCCGTAAACGTTCATAAATTGTGCTGATTGATAAATGTCAGCATATCCATCACCGCTTACTGTGCCGCCTGCAGTTTCAAAGTCTGTACCTCTTCCAGTCCATGTTGGCTGTGCTAACACACCGTCAGCAATTCTAGTTTCCCATGGAACTTCAGTAGTTTCACTTGGATCTGTAATTGTTAATGTTGGAGTACTTGTGTAACCACTACCTGGATTAACAATATAGAACTGTGTAATTCTACCAGTTGTTACTTCTGCTCTAACTTGAGCTCCTGTACCACCGCCGCCAATTACTTGGACTCTTGGTTCAATACTGTATGCTGTTGTAGCATCAAGTGTTGCCTCAATACCGTTTGTTGGATGCCATGTTTCCCAGCCTGCCGCATTATCTGATTCTTTTGCAATACTAGCAACTTTGGTACCTGGATTGTATGCACTAATAAATCCATACTGTCCTGCACCTGTACCTGCTGTAATAACAACTCTCATACCAATGTATTTTGTACTGTTGGCTGTTTCAGTGTTTGACAATGTAATAGATGTAGTTCCACCTGCCTGTGCAGTATTTTCACTACTAGAGTAACCTCTACCACCTATTGAGTCTGCATCATTAAACAATCCATCACTGTTAGTATCTTTTTCATTGTAACTAGATCCATCATCTGGGTTACGTAATCTAACTTCAAACAATCCACCATTTACATAGTTACCGTTAGCTACTACTGCACCATATCCATCTCCACTAATTGTGTAAGTTGCGTTAGTGTAGTTGTTACCAGCGTTAGTATATTCAAAGTGTATAATTTGATTACCGTCTGTTAATGCTCTACCAATCTGTGCTTCAAGTTTTCTGTTGTTAACACCACCTGTTGTTGGAATCTCAGTAACGTCAATAAATTCTGATACTGCACCTTTGTCACCGTATGAACAGTTACCATTAGTACCACGTATCTTACCGCCGTTTTCTGCAAGGTATCCAATATGTCCGTAGTATGAGAAAATACTAACAAGTTCTGCTCTACCTAAGTTTGTTACCCATGCACCAATACCATCACTTAAAATTTGTGTAAAGTCGTTAGCAACAATTGAGTCATTACCACCGTTGTGTAGTGCTCCATCAACTTTTAGTCCTACACATGCAGTACCAAAGTTTGTTACACCTTGTACATATGGAGAACGTGTTGTGATCCATACACGATCATCGTCTGGTCCCCAGCCTGGATCTAGTGAACAAAATGCTCCTGCTGTTGGACGTTTAGTTCCGTAAGCGTTTGCTGATCCTAATGTTCCTGATAATCCGCCTAATGTCATGTTTCTAATGCCTGTACCGTCTCTTAGTAAGTACATATTTTCTAATGTAGAACCGTTTACACTGTTACCATACATTAATCCTGCTATTAGTGTAGCATAGTTACTACCTTCACCTGTTGCATTGATTAAGTCATATATAAATGCATCAATATAATGTGCAACATCTGCTTCACAAGCCGCTTCATCAAATGAGTATGCTGGATAGTTTACATTAATATATTTTGTAACATCACGTCCAATAAACGCTTTGTTCAAATGTAGTATTCTAGCCGCCGCAAACTTAGTTTGATCATCAACTCTTTCATTTGCACCTCTATATAATGGTGCTGAACTATCGCCTGATGCTCCGTTAACTAAGTAATCAATTTGATCATATAGCTCTGTACATAAGTTTTCAACATAAGTTGATACTCCACTAGTACTCCAAGGCTTACTAACATTCTGTGTAAGTGTATTGCCAGTTTGTCTTGTAATTGTTGTACCTTCAATAACATCGTCGATTATTGATTTCATGTGTAGAATACCAGCTAGTGAATAAGTTGTATCAGCTGATTCTGTTACACTTCCTGCTGGTTCAACTCTTGTACTACGTAGTTCGTCACCAACAATAGCTGTTAGTTCTGGAACTCTAATAGGTAATACTTCAGTATATGTTCCTGTTTTAACATAGATAACTTTGTGTATTTTCTTTGCTGTAGGAACTGTATAACCTGCACCTAGCGAAATAGCTGATGTAATAATAGCCATACTTGCTGTTAACTCTGTTAATGCATTTGATTCTTCAACTCTTGTAGCGTCTTTAATTTGTAAGTATCTATCACCCGATGCAACACTATCTAAATCTTGATAGTCTGCCGCTGGTGTAGCACTGTCTAGTACATCTTCTACTAGAGAAATTACAAAGTTAAGTGCCGCAACGTTTTGTGATTCTGAACCAGTTGTAAAGAAGTCCGGACTTACATTGTCTTTCATTGCTTGTGCAACTCTAACAGTATGTACGTTTCCGCCGTGCTTAAGATCTAATACAATACCGTCTAATGCAAATCCTGCAAGTCTTTGGAACTTGTCTTCATCAAAAGCAAAACCAATAAAGAATGGTGATGTTTGTGTAATGATTTGTCTCTTAGCCCATTTTGCAGTTTCAAATGCAATGAACATTCTGTTTTCTTCTAATAGTGATGCCGCATTAGGATTCTTAGGTCCTTTTTCAACTTCTTCACATGCGTAACGAATTGATTTCCAAGGACGGTCAAGTGTTCCTCCTCCTGTTGGGAATACTTTATTTGCACCGTTAGTTGCAACATAGTAAACATCAGGAGTTAAACCAAAATCTCTCCATTCAGGTATTCCACTTGCACTAACACTTAGTACTTGTCCTTCACCACCAATTGGTAATCTTGCAGGACCTGATCCTGAACGATAAAGTAAATCACCTTCAGTAGTAATTGCTGATTCCTCAGCACCACTTGCTAGTGTATTCCAATATGTACCATCGTCTGCAGATGGTTTATTAAGGTTGCTTGATGTGTGTGCAAGAATACAAATATAACTTATTAATCCTTCACGTACTGTATCACCTGCATCATATAATGTAGCAGTTGACCAACCGTTTTTCCATTCAATACCTTGGTTTAGTCTTGACCAATAAGTAGAATTTGGTGGACGTTGTGCTTGGTTGTCAGCAATAGCTAGGTAAGTATAACCACCTAATCTTACAACATCGCCAATTCTGTAATCTTGGTTAGATGAATCATCGCCCCAGTCACCTCTATTATTAAAGCCTGAAGTTACTAGATCAAATTTTGAACTAGATGCAGGATTTTCTGCAAAAACGTTATCGTTAGCAACATATTGGTTACCACCATAAGTTACAAAATCACCTGGTTGATATCTTTCATCTGGTTGCCATGAATTTTCAAATTCTAGTCCAGGTACAAACTTTTCCCAATTTGCAATATCTGCTTGGAGTGTACCTAACTGTGAGTCTGGATTAGTAACAACTGATGTGTGATGAGTTGTACAAATATAAAGTGTTGCACCAAATAGTACAATGTCGTTAACTTTATATCTATAAGCATTAACCCATTCGCCTAAATATTCAAAACCTTTGTTTAGATAATCCCACTTACTTTGATCTGCTTCAAGTCCGTTTGCGGCTGTAGCATTTGAAGTGTGTCCAGTGTTACAAACATAAAGTGTTCCACCATATCTAATAATGTCGTTAATTTTGTAACGAGTTGAAATAGCCCAATTCTGTTTCCAGTCTTGACCTTCTGAGAACAAATCCCATTTTAAAATATCTTGTTCAAGTCCAAGTGCATTAGTGGCCGCGGCAGTGTGACCAGTGTTACACAAGTAAATGTTACCACCATATTTTACCAAGTCGTTTGCTTTATAAATTGTTCCAGCTACCCAGTTGTCTTTCCAGTCAATGGATGTAGCAAACTGATCCCATTTTGATTGATCAGCTTCTAGTGTTGCTTGTGCTGTGTGGCCAGTGTTACAAATGTAAATAATACCACCATATCTTACGATGTCATTAATTTTGTAAAATGTTGATGTTGACCAATCACTTTGCCATTTTGTACCATCACTGAATAGATTCCAGTGTGATGCGTCTGTGTAGAAATCAGCACTTGAAGTATGCCCTTTCACTGCAACGTAAGTACGTCCACCGTACCTAATTACGTCATCTTTCAGGTAACTCGTTCCTGTTGTCCACGAGTCCTTCCAAATAAATCTAATTCTACCTAGCTTAAATTCTGCCATTTTTTGCTCCGTTCTTGATATTATACATATTTATCATTATTATATCATTATCCATTAAAGTCATCTCGTTCAGTTCTGCCCGACATAAACATATTCATTGCGGCTAATCCGCCGCCTAGTGGTCCGTTAACAGTCAAGTCAACTGCTACAGTAGCCTGTGATTCTGGAACATTTACTCCAGCTGTGTTTGACCACGTAGTGTCTTCAAATACTAACTGACCTGCTGTTAGTTTGTTTGTAAACAAGTTTGATCCACCACCATTAAATCTATTTTCTATGTATAGTTTTAATGCATTTTGTGTTGGAACAATATTGTCTGAGTTAGCAACAAAAGTATTATCAGTACTAAATTCTCTAATAACAGCCTGTGTTCCTCCAACTCTAATTCCACCAAGTCTTAACTCATCTAGTCCTTCTAAGTCAAAGAAGTCTGCACTTAATGTAACACCACCTTGTGCCTGTGAAACTCTAAATAACTCACCAACTCTATAGTTACCATCTTGGTCTGTACTTGTGTAGAATACTCGTCCGCCGTTTGATTCAACAACTTCATTTGCTTGTCTTGTTTCATTCGACGCTGATTGTCCAAATACATAAAGCCCTGGATAGTTAGTATTAGCAAAGTTACCAGTACCAATATCTAGGAAGTCATGTCCTGTAAGTCTACAGCTACTATAACGTTCACGTATAGTAACTCCGGTGCCATGTATAGGTGCTAATGCACGACCTAATACTGGACTAATTTGGAATGTTAATTCAATGTTTGGTGCTACACCGCTTGATTCTGTAACTTTAACCAATCTATAAATTGTATCACTTCCTGTAAATCTTACGTTTGCACCTGGTCCTGGAATTAAACTCAGTCCACTAATTTTCATAGTGTTACCAATTTGTAATTCTTCTCCAAAACCATTACCAGCTATTGTTACAATCGCACTTTGATATCCTGTACCTCTATTAACAAATGTTGGTTGTGGTAAAGCGCCGTTGTTAATATCAACAACATAGTACGGCTCACTGTACTCTTCAGGATCTTCAACTGTTACTGTTGGTGGAGTAATATATCCACTACCTGGATTGTAAATATTAAACTGATTTAATTTTCCATCTTTTACTTCAACTCTTGCAAATGCTGTTGCACCACCAGTAATAATGTTACCAACTGATCCTGCATTTGATAAGCCAACCCATGTTGGTAAGTTATTTCTAATTCCGCCTGCTATTGCTGTTAAGTTTCCTGTAGCTTCTCTTACAGTCCAACCATATCCGTTATCTGAACTTACTGTTGTTCCAGTGCTACTTACTGCTAAGAATGCACCTTGTGTATAACCAATTTTCCAGTTTTCTCTACCTGAGTCTCCAACTAATTGCGAGTCTGACCATGCAGTACCAGTGTCACTGTAGATAACTCTATCTGACTGTGCCATTGTTGCAATCCAACAGTTGTTACCAAAAATTAAATCGCTGTATACTTCTGGTGCCGCAGGTGTTACCGCCGCTCCAGTGTTCCATGTTACTCCATTGTCTCCTGAATAAACTGTAGTACCGTCTTCAGCGATTGCAATCCATTTGCCTGCACCGTATGCTAGTCCTACCCACGTAGTTGCACTTCCGCCTGTTGCTACTGTAGTCCAAGATCCACTTGCAACTTGTGTTGAGTCGTCTCCTGTTGTAAGTGTGTTTTTATAAATGTTTGCATTGCCTGTAGCAAGACACATAATTGTATCATTGTTTGGTCCACCAATTGCAACATGTTTCCAAGATGTACTTGCTGGAAGTGTTGAGTGATCAAAGTTAATACCATCATTTGAATATACTAGTTTGTTACTACCGTCTGCAACTGCCGCTATAATTGGACCAGTTTTAGCAAAGCCTGACCAACTTAAACTGTAGTCTGCTAAATCTCTATTTGTCCAAACTGCGCCATCTGCTGAAACATAAAAGTCATTAGTTCCAGTTACAGCATAATACCACATACCAATGTCGTTACTATAACCCATACCCAGTGAACCTGTTTGTACACTGTTGTTAGACTTACTAAATGTTGGGCTTTCTATACTAACTCTTGGCTCATAAAAGTAAACTGTAGTTGCTGATAATGCTGTTACATTTAATTTCCCTGGAACAATATTATCCCATCCTGGTGAGTTAGTTGATTCTGTATATACTGTTGCAGTAAATGTTGCAGGATTATAACTTTGAATCCATCCATATTGTCCTGCACCAATACCTTCAGTAATAACAATACGCATTCCTATTAGCTGTGCCGCTGTTCTTACTTCTGAAGCCGCTAAAATAATGCTTGATAAATCTCCGCCCTGTGCTGAGTTACCAAAAGATTTAAATCCTCTACCACCAACGTTTGTACTGTCATCTGGTAATTGTAAATCAATTTTTGAAATAGCACCTTGTCTAAATTCATCAAATTGCATATCTAGTCCAACACCTGATGCTTGAGTAGTTGATGCTGTTGCTTGTGTATAAGTTTGTCCTGTATTTTTGTATGCTAGTGCAAGTATAGAAGTACCTGTTGACCAAACTTCATCTACAGTTGCTTCTCCTGATTGGTTATTAACTGTAGCAGTTTGTGGAGTTTCTGTTGTATCAAATCCTTCTGATACACTACCAAATGTTCCGTACGAGTTGTTACCGTTAGTAGCACGTAAAATTCCGCCGCTCTCTGCTAGATAACCAATGTGTGCGTAATATGTAAACACTGATACAAGCTCTGAACGTCCTCTGTTTGTTGCCCAGTAACCAATGCCGTCACTTAGTACTTGTGTAAAGTCGTTAGCAACAATAGATCTGTTACCACCGTTGTGTAGTGATCCATCAATTTTCATACCAACACAGTTGTCACCAATTGTTGTAACACCTTGTACATATGTTGATCTACCGCCAGCAATTCTCTTTAAGTTTACAGCACCTGCTGATGCACTTACAAATGTGTGTGCTGATGTTTCAGAACTAATCCCTACATTCATTGTAATAATATTACCACTTACGTTTGTAATTTCAATGTTTTTATTATAATAAGGATCTGTAGTTCTTGGATGGGAAAGTGGTGTAACATTTCCATCACTAGCACATGTCCATGTTAAACTTTGTGCGTCTAGTGTAATAGAATTTCCTATTTTAATGTTGTGTGACCAGTTTACAGAATTCATTGATGCAGTTACAAATCTATGTTCAGATACATTTGAACTTACACCTACATTTACTGTAATAGTAGTAGCTGTTTTTGCAACAATTTTACATAACTGTCCGCCGTGTGCTGGATCCGAAACTCTTGGATATGCTTGTGGGTTTGCATAGTTATTTGATGCACAACTAAATTGGATACTCTCGTCATCAAAAGTAACTTCTTCACCTACAGATAATCCATGTACAGTACCAAATTCTAATGTCATTTGTCCTGTTACAGGATCGTAAGTTGTTCCTGTTGTAGGTGTATATTGTGCTGTTGGTAATGTCAATGTCATTACACCTGTTGTTGGTTCATAAGTACCAGCTGTTGGTGTATACTGCATATTGTTTACGTTTGCAATCCAAACACTTGAATCGTCTGGTCCAGTACCTGGATCTAATGAAACAAACGCTCCGCCTGTTGGACGACTTGTTCCGTAATCGTTTGGTCCTACTAACACACCTGTTAATCCTTTAAGTGTTAAGTTTCTAATTCCACAACCATTTCTAACATAAAACATATTTGATATGTTGTTAGCTGATGGAATAATTAATGCTTCTTGTGGTTGTGGCACACCGTGTATATAAGTTTTTTCGCCTAGTACAACATCGCCTTGATCAGTCATAGCCGGTCTAACTGTAGTTGATCTAAGTTCTGCACCTACTAGTGCAACTTTACTAGGAATACTAATTGGAAGTATTTCTGCAAAATCTCCTGACATAACTTTAACTGTTGCATGTTCGCCAACTCTGTTAGGTTCATCTGCTAATAAGTAATTCATTGCAAATCTAATAGTTCTAAATGGAGAGTTTAATGATCCACCTGCTGTAGCATCGTCAATACCGTTACGTGAAACATAATATAAATTATCTTGTAAATCTAATGTATCCCATGCTGGCATACCGTTAGTTGATCTTAGCGTTTGTCCTGTTGCGCCAATTGGTAAACGTAATGTATCAATTGCTGTAGAATCTTGATCTTGGAATGTTTTCAAATCACCTTTTCTTGCTAACTTGTTAGTTAGTGTACCAAGTACTGCAATTTTCCAGTAGTTTTGATCTGGCTGTTCTACATCTAAATCTGGTCTTGATGCTGATTCACTTGAACGATGATATTGTAAACAAGTATACGAAGAACCTTGCCAGTTAACTATATCACCTTTAAAGTATTCAATATTATCTTCCCAATAGTCACGCCATTGTCTACCGTCAATAACTAATTCCCAGTATGCAGGCCATGTATCAGGCTGTAAGTTTGTACTGTCTTGAATAGCAATATATAAGCTACCTGAAAGACGTACTAGATCACCTGTTTTGTAATCTACAAATGCAGAGTCATCGCCTGCACCGTTCCAATTACCTTTAAACGTATAACCTTCAAATGATACATTCCAATCAGTTCCATATAAACTTGGTTGTAATGCTGTATTAAATGTAATTGCTTTATAAATGTAACCACCGTAAAGTACAGTATCACCAGGTTGATAATAAACGTTATCAGCCCAAACATTTTCATATTCACTACCAGGTAAGTATACTGCCCATCTACTTGCGGCATAGTCTGTATTAAATCCACCACTGCCTGATGTTGATGTGTGTCCTACTAGACACTTCATTAAGTTGGCGCCACGTTTTACAATGTCGTGTTTCTTATATCTATAATCTGCTTGCCAAATACCTTCAATAGTTTCAACACCTGTATCTGGATCTTCGTAAACTTTTGTTACATATTCGATACCATCAAGTTGTACTGCCCATTTAGCTTGGTCTTCTTCTAGTCCAAGTGTAATAGAATCTGCTGATGTGTGTCCTTGAACACACTGATAAACAATACCACCGTACTTGACAATATCATTAACACGATAACGTGTACCAATTGACCATGTAGCTCTCCATGTATCACTGTCTGACAATACTGTCCAGTCTGCTTGGTTAGCTTCAAGTCCTAACAGCGTAGTTGCGGCAGAAACGTGCTGATTAGTTGCTTTGTAAACTTTACCATTGTAACGTACAAGATCGTTTGTTCTATATAATGTATTAATTGTCCAGTTGTATTTCCAGTCAGCGGACGAAACAGCAACTAATGTCCATTTTCCAATGTCAGCAACTAGACCGTCTGTACCTGAAACAAATGTTGCGGCAGATGTATGTGATTCAGTACATTCGTAAATACTAGCACCGTATTTTACTAAGTTACCTATGGAGTAATCTGTACTAGTAGTCCAAGTATTTTTCCAAACTTTACCTTCTGATTGTTTAGTCCATTTTGGTTCAGCTGGTGTAACGTCTGTACCTGCTACGTCATTATAGAAAGTTCCTGCTGTATGTGTTTTTAATGCTACATACGTAAAACCTTGGTATTGTATCATATCGTCAACGATATAATCACTACCACCGGCCCATTCGCCTTTCCAGTTAAATCTAATTCTACTAAGTTTAAATTCTGCCATTTTCTTTACCTTTTACGTATTTATTCATACTCCTGTCGGGTATGTATAATCCTCATTAATTCGTGCTACTAAATTTCCGCTATCGTCAATATAATAACTAATGCTTCTATTATCCCATCTAAACTGCTCGTAGTTTAAATTTTCGTAAATCCTTTTGTGATTTACATCTCTACCTTCAAGAAAGTCTTCACCTTGTTGAAAATCTTCATAATTTTCTTCAGGATCACCTTCTCTGTTGATAACAATACTTTCGTGACTTTTTAATTGATCAACTTTACCAATAAATAGTTCACCTTCAGATGTTCTACGTAATCCATAAAAATATCTTGCGTCAACTTGGTTGACCATATCTGAAAGACTTTGTCCTAAACTACCATCACTCATTATACTATCTCCACTAAGCTAAGAATCACATCAAGTGACTCAGTTGTGTCCGATGTAACATATAACGTATTGCTTGCATCAAGGACAATTTTTTCACCTTTACCAATTGGCTTCATTGCAGTACTTGGAGGAATAGGCATTCCCTTAATCATGTATCCAATGGAACTTGCTTCATCGCCAATTTCAATATCAACACTTACCATACTACCTGTTAAATTAGCAATGTTCATACCAATAACAGTTGTACTTGTTGCGGCTGGTGTTGTGTAAACTGCTACCCGTTGAGTACCAATTTCTTTGCCTATTATATTTTTAAAATTAGTTGCCATCTTTTTTCCTAAATTGTTAATGCAAGTTTAATTGCAATTTCCTCTGCATCGTTAAATGTAACAGCACCAGTAGCACCTGCAACTGAAACCCAGTTATTACCTACATCATATATTTCAACTCTGTCTTCCACTGTATTATAACGCATCATACCAAGTTCTGGACTAGGATGTCTATTTGCGTTATTACCAACTGGAATAACAAAACCGCCTGTGCCATCAACTTTAAAGTATCCTGTACCTTGTTGTTTTAAAGAAGTAATAGCACCGTCTATAGTATTAGTTATCTGATTTCCGTTAAAACTAAAGTTTTCAACAGCAACATAACCGCTTCCATTTGCACGTAAAAGCAAGTTTTGATTAGTTGTAATTGTTTCTAATATGCTACCATGTATAGCAATATCGTCAACTTCTAAACGTTTTGCATCAAATCTTTGGCTAGTAACATCAGCTACTAGCGATCCGCCTGCATAAAAACGTAATGTGTCGTCATCTGCACCTGGTGTTAGTTCTGGTGTAATATACGTATCTCTGTCAATATCGTAAACTCCACCTAGTGTATTCCACTCAGTAGTGTATGCTTCAAATACTGAAGTATCTGTATTGTAACGTATCATACCTGCTATAGGTGATCCAGGACGCTGTGCTGTTGTACCTTTAGGTAATGTTAAAGATCCTGTACCATCAATTGTTACAGTTTGACTACTTGGATCTAATACAATATCACCACCTGGATTAGCAACAGTATTTCCACTAAGTTCAATGTTGTCAATAATAACTTGACCTACACCGTTAGTTGTAATATTAATATCACCGTTACTTGCAGTTGTAGTAATTGTGTCATTATCAATAATAATATCATCAACAAGGACTTTACCAATATTTGCTTCTGACCAGTTTAATAATGCTGTACCTAATTTATAAGTGTCATCAATATTAGGTACAATGTCACTATCAATTCTTGCATTAATATTAATTGTATCTGTGTCTTCGTCACCTAGTGTAATATTGCCGCCAACAGTTACGTTTCCAGTAACATCTAAATTACCTGTAATATTAACATTGTCTTGTAAATTAATTGTGCTAGTGGAACTATTAATATTAATGTCGCCGCTTGTACTACTAATAGTATTTCCGCTTATTCTAATATTTCCACTTTCAACTTTTGTTCCGTCAATTATTGTTGTGCTTGTGCCGTCAGTAAATGTAATACCTTGGTTATTGTTGAATAAGAATTCTGCGTTAGTAAATGTTACTTCACCTGTGTCTTGATTAATTCTAAACAAGTCTCCAACTCTAAAGTCGCCTTTATGATCAACTGTACTAAAGTATACATTCGCATCACTATTTGCAACTACTTCGTTTTCTTGTATAACTGCTGTAATATCATTTGTTACGTCTTTACCTGTACCAATGTATGCAAGGTTCATACCAATTGCATAAACAACTGATCCGCTACCTGTGCCATGTATTCCATAGTTGCCGTAAACACTTGCACTTGCAATACTTCTAATTTCTCCACCAAAGTCTGAATGGTCAATTAGTGTTAGTGCTGTAGCTGTACCACCTGCACTAAAGTCAATGTCTTGAATAAACGTATCATCGTCTACTAAAATTTGTGATCCGTTGTCACCATTAAAGTCTAATTTTAAAACTGTATACTGATCAACTACTGTTGGTGCTGTAGGGTTACTAAATGCTGTTGTTACTCCAACACCTTTTCTAACTCTAAAGTCGTCTATACGTCCATCAAAGCCTTGTGTACCTGCATAATTGTTACCAATTACTAACGGCTTTGTAGTACCTAAATTTGTATTGTTACTTGCTGTTGCTTGTACTGCGCCATCTACAAATAATTTAATTGTAGAGCCCACTCTTGATATCATAATATGATAGTAAGTAGTGTTTACTAAAGTAATTGCAGGAGCCATAATCTCTGTATTACCAATGTATACTTTAGGCTGTCTATCAACTGTATAAAAATGTAATGCGTTGTCTGTATCTGATCCTGCTCTAAAATCAAACTTACTTTCTGTTCCAGTATCATCTGCAATGTAAATTACACATTCAACACTAAAGTCACCAGTTCCAAAACCAAAATCACTTGCTGTTGTTAATGTAAATCTATCATCAGTACCGTCAAACAATCCCATACCAGTGCCATACTTAACTGCACCAGTTGTTGTTATCTGTGCATTACCAACTGCTGTAACTGTTTTCTTAGCTCTACTTAACGGTGTAATAAATCCGTTTGCTCTGCCGTCAATAATAACTTCATTAGTTGCAACACTTTCAATAGTTGATTGTGCTAGTTGTGTTCCGCTTGCATCTTTAAGTGTAATTGTTTGACCTGCGGCAGGTGTTGTTCCTTCTAACCCGCTATACTTAATTCTTGTTTTACCGTCGCCTTTAAGACCAGTTGTACCTTCAAGTATTTCAATGCCTTTGTCTGCAAAATATGTAAAACAGTTTAACCATTCTACTCTTGCACCATTAGTAACTTTTAGTCCACTTGCATTTGGCGTAATAAATGTTACACTATGGAAAAGCATACTTGCTTCACGTGAGTCTACGTGTGCAACACTACCATCTAAGTATGCTCCACGTCCTGCATCGCCTGCGGCGAATCCTCTTGGATCAGTGTTAGAAGTAGTTGTACCTTTTGTAATTACACTTACATTTCTAATGTAAGGTGATCTTTCATAAACTCTAAAGTTATTTGCAAAACGGAAAGCATGTCCTGTAGTTGCTCCACTATTATAATAAAAATCTTTAATAGTAACATCTTCAACTGCTGAGTCGCCGTTCATTACAAATGCATCATTACTTTGTGTTCCGCTTGTTGGTGAAATTTCAACTGCACGTAAACTGTGTCCTCTTACTGTAACACCTTGTGGTACTGTTAATGGAAATGCTTCTTGATATTGTCCAGGATAAATGTAAACTGTGTCGTGTAATCCTGCAAGCTCTAAACCCTTTGCAATAGTTGCAACAGGATCTTGTGGGTGTGTACCTGTTCTTACATCATTACCATTTGAGGAAACATATATAATATTTCCTGGAATACTAATTAGGTCAATAGCACCAAAGTCTAAGTCGTTTGTTGTTAGTGTGTTTGTTGTTACGTTAGCAAAATTACCTGTTGCCCAACGCTTTGTTTCAGTACCAATGTTATAAGTGTTATGCACATCAGGCATAATATCACTTGCAATGTCTGCATTAATAAAAATATTATCTGTATCTGAATCACCAATTGTAATATTTCCGTCTGCACTAATATTTCCTGTAGCGTGTAAGTTACCAGTAACAGTTGTATTACCTACAATATTAATTACACCAGTGCCGTTAGCACGTATAAACAAATCATCATTTGTACTTGTATTTTCAATAAATGTGTTATTGATTTCTAAATCGCCTACAACAACTCTATTACCAACAATAGTATTGTCAGCAGTTGCAATAGCAAATTCTTGTGCGGAAGTTGATATAGTGCTTGTTGCACCATCAATAGTTACGTTTCCAACTTGGAAGGTAGTATTTGTAATTTCTAGATCAGTTACTCTGGCAACGCCTGCAACATCTAATGCGTATTGAGGATTGGTGGTTTTGACACCGATTCGACGGTTTGTTACATCTAAGTATAATAAGTCTGTCTCAAAGGCTAAATCCGTCCCATTACGTAGGAGGTTTTCCTTTAAGAGAGGACCCGATATGCGACCAATTGCCATCTTCTCTCCTAATACGGGGATCCTGTCCCTCTAGCCAAAATTTTCAGCATTTGCTCTTTGCCGGCTAACCACAGTTTGTCCAGCATCGGGTTGGTCTACCCTTTGTGATGCGTTACTATTATTTAGCTTAAAAGGAAAATTAGTCTAGTATAAGGTTAAAAACGTAGGCCAATTCTTCAACATCAGATGATTCAATACTTTCAACTTCACCAGCCGCATTAATCCAGTTAGATCCGTTCCAAGTTTCAAGATATTCTAGTGTTAAATTGTACCTAGTATGACCAACTTCGGGTGATCCAGGACGCTGTGCAGTTGTACCTTGTGGTACAACCATACCACTAGTATTATCAATTTTTAAGAAAGCTTCGCCTGTTGTATTAGTTAAGTTAAAGGTAAAGTTATTACTTGACCAGTTCCATAATTCACTATCTCTAAATTTAACGTTTTCTATTTCAGTATATCCAGTTCCGTTAGATCTAAGTATACTTGTACCATCAGCTTCGTCACTTGATACTATATTTCCATCAATGCTAAATTTATGCTCACTACTAAATCCTGTTGATTCAATTAGTGTTCCGTTAAGTGTATGATTTGTTTGTCCTGCTGTAACAAAGTTAAATTGATTATTTGACAAATCTAAGTAAGTATCTCTGTCAGTATCGTAAATACCATCAAGTGATACACTACCTGCAACTTCCAATCCTTCAAGTGTGCCAAAAGTATTATTATATCTTAATCCACCTTGTATTGCTGGACGTTGTTCTGTTGTACCTCTAGGAAGTGTTATATTGCTTGTTGCACTTACAGTTACATTACCTGTGGGTTTAAGTATAACATCTCTACTAGTTCCACCTAAATTATTTGTTACATTTGTCCAATAATCTATTGATGGACTGTTTGTAATAGGCAAGTAAAATGAAGCAGTGGTTGCTATAGAATAACCTGCCGCATCATTAGCCGCTAGTGCTAAACTAGTATAATGATCAAACAATGATGTTATACCAGGTGCTCTCCAAACTAATGCTCCAGACATTGTTGTTGTTAACAAATACAAATACTCATAACACAAGTCGTTATAACTTAGTCCTGTAGGATCAGTATACCATGCAAAAGCCGGATAGTTATAGCCTGCTTGTCCGCCTGCTTGATATCCGCCACGTGCAGAATCCATTGCATTTGTAAGTGTGCTTGGCCTAGTTGTACTTAATTCTGTGTACAATCCGCTTATTCTTGGCATGAGCATATTCTTTAATATTTTTTCGCTTGCTAAATCTCTTTGACCGCCTGCACCATCACCTAAATAACTATTCATTTCGCTTTGATAAACACCAAAGATTCTGTTTACTGCAAATGATCCAAATGTACTTGCTAGTGTTGTTTCTTCTGCTGAATCAGCATATACAACAATTCCATATAATCCACTTGAGAAAGTTGCAAGTAATGCTGTGTTATCAGCAACGCCGTCAAAGTCATTATCTAAATAACTTGCTAACATATTTGCCGCATGTTTAATTGCAAGGTCGCTAACGTTTGCTGTTCCTAATACAGGAATACCAAATACTGTAGTATACCTTGGAAGTTGTGTTTTAAATCCTTGATTTCCGTTAAAGATATCAGGAGTTGATAATTCGTAATCAGTAACAATAAATTCACCTTCAGGACTAAACTTACCAATAATTTTATTATCTTCAAATTCTAAGTTTTCTACACGAACTTTACCTGTACCTTTTGCAGTGATATACAAATCTGCATTTGTTTCATTAGTTGCAATAGTTTGAGACGAAATACTAATACTGTCAATATTCGCTGTTTTAGTGTGTAATTCTTTCCAACGATTTGCGGCAGTACCTAAAGTTAAACCTTCAGTTGAACCAGGTTCAAAGTCTTGACTAATGTTTGTATTAAAATCAACAGTATCAGTTGGAGCATCACCTATTGTAGTAAGTGCGCCGCCAATTGATAAATTACCTGTCATATCAATACTTGGTGCAGTTACACTACTTTGGAATACAATGTTTCCAACACTATTAAAATTAATAGCAGATTTTGTTGCTTCAATTACATTACCTTGAATAACGATATTATCTAAAGCAACTACTCCTTGATTAAGTGTAACTGTGTCATTGTTGTTACGTATTTGTACTTGTGAATTTGTTGCAAAAATACTTTCAATATCAAAACTAGTTCTTTCGTTTTCTAAGTCAACTAAAAACTTGTCACCAACTCTAAAGTTTCCTCTTTGATCTTGTCCTGTAAAATAAACTTTTGCATTGTTTAATTCTGTTACTTCGTTTGCTTGTATAGCTGTTGTATTATCATTAGTTATATTTTTACCAGAACCAATATACGCAAAGTTTTGGTTAATCATATATGCTAAACAGTCTGCGCCGTCAGCTTCAATACCTTTATTACCGTATACGTTAGCACTAGCAATAGTTCTTAACTCTCCGCCATATACTGTTGTTGCTTCTGGAGTTGTTCTACCAGCAGATCCTTGCAACATATAGATACCTTTGTTTGCAAAGTATGTGAAACTATTAAGCCATTCAACTCTTACACCATTTGTGATTGTTAATCCATCTACACCGGGTGTAATAAATGTACAACTATGAAATAACATACTTGCACTTCTACTGTTAGATGCAACTACTTGTCCATCAACTAAAGCACCTTTGCCTGCATCTCCGGAATCAAATCCTCTTGGATCGCTTACACTTGTAGTTGTTCCTTTTGTAAGAACCGTAATGTTTCTAATATAAGGACTTCGCCCTGGCTCTTGTTCAAAAACAGTTGTTGAAAAGTTATTAGCAAACCTAAATCCGTATCCAGTATCTGCTCCACTATTATAATAAAAATCTTTAAGAGTAATATTTTCAATAGTTACATCACTGTTAACTAAAAATGCATCATTACTTTGTGTAGCTGATGTTGGGTAAATTTCAACACCTTTAATATTATCACCTTGGATTGTAACACCCTTAGGTACAGTCATTGGAAATGTTTCTTGGTACTGTCCTGGGTATATATAAATTAGATCTCCGTCTGTTGCAACGCTAAGGGCTTTTGTAAGCGTAGCAAATGGACCGCCTGGGTTATTACCATCGTTAATATCATTACCGTTGTTTGAAGAAACATAATAAATTCCAACATCTTTTGTAAGTTCAATACCTCGATAAACTAGTCCACTAGCTTTTACACTGTCTGCAATTAAGTTATCAACAGCAATTCTAAATCCTTTTGCAGGACCTGTACTATCATCGTCTTTACCAATATGAAACCTATCACTATCATCTGGTATTAGATCGTTTTTAAATTCTGCTAAGAAACTTGCTGTGTCAGTACTGTCATCACCGATTGTAATTGAAGTACCACCGTATGTAATATTTCCTGTAGCATGTACATCACCTGTTACTGTAAGTGTTCCGCCAGTTTGTAGTTGTAATTGCTTAGGTACACTTCTTGGATAATATTTTTCAATGTATGCTTTAAATGCTTCTGTATTTGCATGTTCTGCAAGTGTGTTTGATGCAGGGAAAGCAGTACCGCTTACAAATTGCGTGTTTAATTCTTTTAATTGTAGTGCATCGTCGGCTTGAATATCTCCATCGCCGTCCCAGTCAAGTGCCGCTAATTCTTCTGATGTCCAGTTACCTGATTGTGATAATGATAGTGCATAATCATACAAACGATCCATATCGTTAGGTGGACTACTTGCACTTATCTTTGGTCCTGGATCCCAATAGTTTCCGTAGTTACCATTGCTATTCCAAGCCGCTGTTTGTCCGTCAAATACTTCTGACTTAATACCAATGCCGCCATTAGTTTGTAATGCTTGAATACCGTCACCTTTAACAGCAAAGTTATAACTACCAATACCTGTTGTATTAATATATCCTTCAGGATGTGTAGATTTAAGCGTAACGTTTCCGCTAGGTGTACTAATACCTGTAGTTGCAAGTGTAATATCACCAACCTTAAGACTGTTTCCAAATATAATATCTGGATCACTGCCTCCTGATGTTGTACGTAGTGTACCGCTAACTGTTAAATTTCTGGGAGTTGTAGTGGTGTTAATACCTAAGGTATTATCACGTTTGACAACAAGAAGGTCATTGTCAAATTTTAAATCTGCTAATTCTCTTAATAAGTTGTCTTGTAGTAACTGTCCACCAATGCGGGCAACTTGTGTACTCATAATATTCCCTCTCTACATTACTACTATTTATAGTAATTACTTGTCGAAGTTATGTAGTACTTGTACTGGTTTTCCTGTTGGTACTGGTGTTCCAAATACTAGATAATAACCTGCCGCATACGGAGCACCTGGTCCTGAACTTGGATTTTGTACTATTGTGTAGTTTGTTGTTGCTAATTGAAATACGTTTTCAATAGTAACTAAAATATTGTTTTCTGATATAGGCACTGGATAGTAACTATCGCCTGAATTTAATGGGCCAAATGTAGTTTCACTGCCGTCACCATTACCTAAGTTTTGTTGTATGATAGTTGTTGGTTCTCTAAATCTAACTGGCTTCCAAGCACTATTTTGATAAACTTCAAAATCATTAGTATCGGAATTATATCTAAGCATACCTTCAACACCAGTAAACGGTCTTTTGTTTTGGGTTCCCTTAGGTACAATTAATGCTTTATCAGTATTAATGGTTGCAAGACCTAAAGCATCAATATTGAGTCCTGCAGTATCTGAGTTAATACCTCTAGAAGTTGTTTGTGCTTTTAAAAATCTCATTTATACTTCCAAATAACTGATAGTCATAGCCAAGTTAGCTGGTGCTTGACTTGACGTAATAATCTTGTCGCCTGCTTCTAAAACTAACTTTTCAGTATCAAACGTAAATGTATCAGCGCCAGCAACTACTAAATTATTAATAATTTGGTTAGCATTTGGATCTGAATTACCTTTAGTTTGTCCGCTTGGTACAACATGCAAGTCAAACTGTGAATCGTTTGATCCGCCTGTATCTGCAGGCTGTGTATTACAAACCATAATAGTTGTAATTGCATATCTTTTATTAGCGGGCACTGTTAAGTGTGTCTTGTCTGCTATAGATAGTTGTCCGTTTATAATCGCCATATTTTCTTTCCTTAAAATAACATACTAAACAATAATGATCTATTAGTACTTATCAATTCGTCTTCGTCGCTATTCTTATTTGTGTACCAAACACCGCTATCACCTATTGCAGGTTCTTTTCCGTATACTGCAATGTTAGTGCCTGGATTAATACTAGTGCCGTCTGCTTGAACTGGCATTTTTAAAACGCCATCAATAGTTACAAATGAAGTTCCTGAACTGCTAAGTGTTAAGTCAGTTGCACTTGTTAATGTTGATATTGTATTGTCCTGGAATACAATGTCTTCAATTTCTGTTGTATTTTTCTTAAACTGTGCTACTTCTGCACCGTCAATAGTAATTTTTAGATTACTAACTCCGCCATCAATACTTTCGTCAAACAAATTAAGAGCTGAGTCTCCTCTTGCAATACTTTGAATTGTAATAGTTTGAATACCTGTTGTAATAGCATCATCAACATATTTTTTATTAGGCAAATCGTCATCGTCAGTAATTTGGTTTTCGTAGTCGTTTGTACCACTTACACTAACTACACCAGTTCCGCTATTAATAAGATATAAATCACCGCCACCAGTAGTAATAGCATTTGTTCTTAAACCAATAATTGCATTGTCTGCTGTTTTAAAAACAAATGTTCCTGCTTTAACTGTTTGTGTTACAGGATCATTAAAAGATGTTTGCTCATCAAATACTAATAAAGCATCTGTTGCTGTACCTCTATCAATTTGAATACCTGCTGTGTTTTCAGTAATGCCTGAACCGCTTTCGCCTTTGTTTAAAGTAATAATGTTGTCAACTAAATCTAATGTTTGTGAATTAACAGTAGTTTGCGTACCATTAATTTGTAAGTCACCTGTAACAACAACTGTACCTGCCTGAGTACCTGTGTCAAGTGTAATAGTATTCCCACTTGATACTCTTGCTACATAGTTACCGGTATTTACATTTAAAATTTTTGACATTTATAATTCCTTAAAGTAATGGGGGTAATAAATACCCCCAAAATCATTTATGCGTCTTCTGTTAGATCGTCATCATCTGTACCGACTAATGTGTTATCATCGCCAGCTTCTTCCATTCTAACAATTCCTGATGCCGCGGCACCTGTTAGAGCAAATTTTAATGATTGTCCGTCTAGTGCGTTAGATCCAGTAGCACTTGGCTTTGCTAAAACAACTTTACGTCCTGTAATTTTTGCAACACCATATGTTTCTGAGTCAGCACCTTGTACTGAAATTGACATTTCACCTGCACTTAAAGCCGCAGGTAATACACCTGTTTTTAAAGTACAATCAAATGTACCGCCTGTACCGATTTCTTCGCAACGGAACTTTTTAGATCCTAGTTGCTTAACGATAAAGCCTTCTTTAACTGCTGTGCCGTTATGAAAATTTACTTTGATTTCTGTTCCTGAAGCTGTCGGGCCTGTGCCTGCAACTGCAAAAAGTCTTTTGTTTAGTGGTCTTCCCATTTTTTTCTCCTATATAAGTAGTCCAATGCCCGTTCTATGAGCTACGCTGTGGGTACAGCATAAGTCCGCCTCGCGGCACACTATCGACACAAGTATTTATCATTCCTAATGTGATTAATAAAAAATCGAATGTGATCAAAGTGTTTTGCTAGTGTTTCAAATAATTCAACATTTAAGTTATGTGTACATCTGTTATAACTTATTTTACCAATACTTGAATAGTAATTAACATTAATACCGTATTCAGGAAATATACCTGTTACAAATAGACATGTATCACCTAGTGTTTTTGCATCTCTTGAGTGTTTTATCTCTAACATAGATTCTGCAAAAGATTTTGTTGGGAGGAAATTAGATTTATCAACATGCGAAGCAAGCAACAAAACAATATAATGTTCGATGTACTCGGGCATTTCGATGCCTGTTCTATCTCGTGTCTCTAGTACAACATCATAGAACGCTGAGGCGTACTCGTCCTTCATACTAATATTTAGCCAAGAAAAAAGACTCCGAAGAGTCTTTTTAAAGTATAAGCAAAATAGGTAGGACTCGGTTATACCTACAAGCACGTACACAGAATACCATTCTATCACGCACAACCTAGTTCCGCTCGGTAGAGCAATGTGATCCTCAGTCTCTCAACCTTGAACCTGGGTACCACCCCTAACTAGTCAAGTTCGACCCTTCTGGTAAAGGCCTCTTCCTTGCACTATAAACAAAAATTAATTACTTTTTTGTTGCTTATGTACTTAATATAACAGACTTTATATATAAAGTCAACCTCTTTTTTGCCAAAATAGGAAAAAAAGTCAAAAAAATAGGCCCTCGAAAGGACCTATTTTAATTTTGTTTCTAAACTAAGAGATCTTAGCTGAAGCTTACGTTGGCAATTGAAACTTTGCCTAAGTAGTCAGCCGCGTTACCTAGTGAAGACGCAACGTTTGATAACTCAACATAACCGTAGCGTGTCATAAATGATACTACTGGCTCAAATGTTGATGGATCAAGTACAACGCCACTTGACATTAATGGAATATAAGGAGCGTAGAACGCTGGTGCGTCTGATTCGCTTGATCCTTTGTATCCAACTAATACGTCAGTGCTGTCACCTGCATATGCATCTACGTATACTTTCATTGCACCGTTCAAAGTACCAACCATTTTAGTGTTAGTTGGAGCTTCAAAAGTACCTTCAGTTGTACGTGCAAATGCACTTGTTGTTGCAGACTGTAGGATAGTTAATGCAAATGGTGATACCACTGCATAGTTACCTGCGCCACGACGTGTTCTTGCCGCGATATCGTTAGCAACTTTGTTGATCATAACAGCTAATGCCGCATGCTCGTCGCCTACGAATGTTGCAGTTCCTGAAACGCCGTTTTGATCATATGCTTGGCTAGCTGTACCAGCTAGTGAACGCAATGATGCAAGGATCTCTTGATCGATCTCAGCAGTAATTTCTTGGGCTAATGCCGCCATTACTTCTGCTTCGATGTCGATGCCTTGTTGTGCTTGAGCGTCTTGAGCCGCTTCAAAAGTCCAGCGAGCTGATAGCTTTCTGGTTTTTGCTTCGACTGTCTGCTTTAAGATTTGGATTGACAATCTCTTGCCTGCTGTACCTTCTAAAGTAGCGGTTGCATCTGCTTTATCAGTTGAACCTCCACCTGAATATCCAACACCAATCTTAAATGGTGATAGAGCTTCTTCGCCTGCAGTCACATCATCTAATGTGTCTGAGTAACGAACTCTTAATGTGTGGATTTGACCCACGGGACCTGTCATTGGCTGTACACCGACTAATTCGTTGGCGATAACAGTTGGCATAACACGTCTGATTACTGGTAGGATAACTCTGTTAAGAGTTGCAACATTCCCTGCTGAAGATGCACCTGCTGTAGCTGATTCTGCCAAATACCTTTTAGTATTTTCCAGAGTCACGCCCATCACGGCTTTCTTATTGCCTTCTAGGCCTTCAAGAAGTGCAGTCTTAGTATCCTGCCAGCGACTTTCTAATAGTTCTGACATTTTTTTCTCCTTATTTCAATCCTGCAAGTCTTCTAATATCTACTACATTATCAGTAGCAGATGCTGTGCTTGCATCTATGTCATTGGTTTGTTTATTGCCTGTAATTTTTGTGCCTTCAGTGAGTGTTGCCTTGGTTTCCTTAGCTGGAGTGTTCCCTGCAATTACGCTTGGCATGTACTTATCGAAAGACTTATTAAGTTTCTCGGTTTGTACAGATTCCAGTAAGTCAGCCATGATTTCCTTTTGTTCACCATTTAATGGTGAAAGGAGTTCATTCATAACTTCTTTTCTTTTAGCTGTGTCTTTTGCAATTCTAATTTCAGCGTCTTTGCTTTCTACTAGTGTTGCTTTATCTTCAGCTACTTTTTTAGCTTCAGCTAATTGTTTATCTTTCAACCCAACTACTTTTAATAGTTTTGCTGTTTCGGACTTCTCATTAAGATAGCTGTTAGTATATTCTGTAGCGAAAGATTCGAAAATCTTGCGTCCAAAATCATTCTTACGAGCTGAATCAATGTCTTCCTTCAATTGAGTCATTTCTTTATTAAGACCTTTCTCAACTGTTTCAGCAACAATTTTCGTTGCGTCTGTGATAAACTTGGATTTAACTTTAGCTAGATGTGTTTTAGCTTCACGTACTAAACGTACCTTTGTTTCAGCTAAGTCTTTTTTGTCTTCATAAAACTCTGCGATTTCTTTAGATAATGAATCAACAACAAAATTCTCAAGTTTGGAAAACTTTCCTGCCATAGCTTTTTGATCTTCATGAAGTTCACCGATCTCTTTACCTAACTGACCAACAACAAAGTTTTTCATTAACTCTGCGTTTTCACGCATTGCTACTGCATATTTTGCTCTTGCTTCGGCTAGTTTTTGACGATCGTCTGCGAACTCATTAAGTTCTTCTGCAAGTTTTTCTTCTAACATAGTATCAATAGCTTCCACCATTGTTGCTTTGTCATGCTCATACTTTTGAGCGAATTCCTCGCGAAGTTCAGCTGTGGCGCTCAAACGATTCTCTTGAATCCTTTGTTCCCATGCTTGTTCGATTTCTGCTCTGATATCTTCGGAAATTGCATTATTTTCAAAGAGTGCTTTCAGTGCATCTAACATTTTTTTCTCCTTGTTAGCGGAGACCGTTGATAATGTTCACCAACGATTCCTTTAAGTATTTCTGTGCCTTTTCGTCGCCGTTAAGTTCGCGAGCCATGTTCATTGCCTGATACCCACCACGGGTATTTAATAAGTGTTCGTAAATAGGCGTTGGATACGCCCCTGGAGCACTTGGTTGAGCAACGGCATCAACTGTAATAATTTCAAATTCGCTGACCTCGCCGCTTCCATCTTCTTTAACATTTCCAGATCCCCTAGACGAAACACCTAATTTTACACCATTTTGTATCATGGTTTGAATTAGTTGTCCCATCGGGGTTGGAATTACTTTAAGTTTTCCGTAACCGTTTGGACCATCCATCCACATTTCTGTGATCATATGGCTTACACGATCTAAATTAACATTAAGTCCTTCAGGATGATCAACTTCACCTAATACACTATATCCGCCTTGGATTTGATCATTGAGCGTGTTGACAGCTCTACTAATCTCAGTTACAGGATATACACGTTGGTTAGCGTTACGAACACCACCTTGTATGCAGATACCTTTTAGATACAGGTCTTTTCCACCTGTTTCATTCTCAGTAGTCTCAACGACCATTTTTGCTTGGTCGAATGATAGTGTTTCAGTTAAGTTTAACATCTGTTATTCCTTAATCTCAATTAAGAACCAATAGTACTTTTACTATCTGTTCCAGTTTCGCCTGCGCCTTTTTTCTCTGCGCCATGGCCTTTAGCGTTTGAACTCATTGACTTAGAAGCTTTACCGCCTGGTACGTTAACGTTCCCTGCATTGTCTTCTTTAGGTGCACTTGCTTTTCCGCCTTTTTCTTCAGCTGATCCGCCAGCAATGTTACCTGCTGTTCCACCCATGTCATTTTTACCAGCAACTGGTGATTTAGTGCCGTCTGTTCCAGTATCGCCCATTTTAGGTGTTACTTTCTCTACGTACTCTCTCATTTGCTCTCCAGCAGTTTTAGTGCCTTCGAAAGCTGGTGCTTCGTCTTCTACGCTAAGTTCGGGAGCGACATCAAATGCCTCTTCCTTGTCTTCATCACCTTCGTCATCCATGTCCATGTCAGCGGCATCTTCGTCGCCTTCATCGCCATCATTGTCGCCAGCCATCATTTTTTCAAATTCTGACTTAAGATCATCAAGAGCATCTTCTAGATCAACTACACGGTCTTCGATTTCTTCTTCATCGCCGTCCATATCGCCGTCTTCACCTTCTTCGTCGTCTGCTTCGATGTCTGCCATCATATCGTCAGCCGCGTCGCCGCCCATTGGGTCAGCTTCTGGTGTAATTTCGTCGAAGTTTTCATCAACTTCTTCGTCTGAAGCTTCGTCTACTTCTTCGTCAGTAGCTTCGTCAACTTCTTCGTCTGTTGCTTCGTTAGTCTCTTCGTCGTCTGAAGACTCATCTACTTCTTCATCTGAA